CTCCTGTAAAAAATATAATCCATGTTCATTAATCACCAACGGGATTCCCCCCGTCTGTTGAATTCTGTGTAAGTTATCGTACTGCAATGTGGTTGGTTTGTTTTCCCCCGCCTTTGCTTCAATACCTATAAACCTACCCTTGTAACACACAAGAAAATCAGGCGTGCCCGAGTTACCATATCCGCTACCAATTGGCATAGAGTAGTACGCCTTGTACTCATCAAGGATCTTTCTGATAGCCTTTTTAACTTTGGCTTCAGGCGTCATCGCCATTAGTAATTCACCTCATTAAGTTTTTCAATGTAGTGAAATGCTTTGTTTATGTCTTCGTCTGTTGCACCTTTGCGCCCCGCACGCATAGAGTATTTAATAATATTACCCTTCAAAAACCCAATGAACTCGGCACGAGTAAGGACGTTTTCCATTACTGTCCAAGGTTGCACAGGCATCTCTTTGTAATGAGTGCCTCCAATTTGAAAATCATCTGCTTTCTTTTCCATCGTCTCTCTCCTTTGTTAAACCTAATTGAATAGCTTCCTGTCGCAACTGGCGGTTCAAATAGTTTCTCAACCACTCAATACCGCCCAACGCTTGGAACATATCTCTTTGTTCTTTACTCATGCGAAAACCCACATTAACGCCGTTTGTAAATTCACTCTTCGGTCTTGGCATAGCACGTTTCCTCCATAAACTAATTTTCATACTTCTCTTGTTTCAGTCATCATGACCACCAAAAAGAACAAGCATAAAACAAAATACTGCCGTTATCCATATTGCACCTACGCTCAGTACACCTATTAACAAAAGAAAATCTAATATTTCATTCATACATTCTCTCCTTTATAAAAAATGGTGAGGGGGAAAGATAGATTCCACGCCCCCTCTGTTCGTGGTACCAGGAGGTTCAGTACGCCCATAAACTTTTAACATCGGGGAAGCGTACTGACTTAGTCTAAGTAGTGCCACATCTATCAGGCTCTTCTACCTATTAGCAACTATGAATACCCCGATGCAAATCTCATTTTCTATTATCACATTTAAGTTGGTACAGAAGAATTCTAAGCCAAAACTGATCAGGCGAGTTATAGTTTGTGTTCGGATTGTATCGGCAACCGATACGTATACCTGTGCTTGTTGTAATCAAAATGGAGCTTCCTCATGGTTAGCAGGATTAAAGGGAACAGGTTTGTTCCCCACGGGAATAAGTTTCTCAGGAAATGGAGGGGACAACATCAGAATGAGAACTTGTTAAGTATAGCGTCAACTGCTTTCTTGGTGTCTTGACGAACCGCTTCGTTCTTACGCAACTCGTTGGCATCTGTGTGAAGCAATGCAGACTCAAGCGCACGTCGTGCATCCTCAAGATCTTTGTCACCCGTCACATTAAGAGCCTTGGTCAAGTCGCACAACTCAAGCGCACCATCCACAAGTGAGTCATGAAAACGTCTTTGCTTGGCTTCCCCCGCAACATAGTCGGTTGTCAAGCGATCAGACATGCGCTTCATATGCTCACCTATCCTACGCTTGATGTCTGCCATCGCATTGTCTACACGCTCTTGTGCCACGCGCTCCAGTTGTTCTTGTAGGTACTTCTGTGCATCATTGCCCACATCAACCCTGAAGTCACCGCTTGATGGCATAGGCATATAGTTAACCCTGAATGCGAACTTGGTCATGATCTCATTGGCGGTTGGATAGTCATCACGCTTGAACATGTCCCCGAGTGCCATAGCTTGAGCCGTAATGAGCGTAGGATATATGTACACAAAGTCTTGCACAAGTTTAGTAAAGTCAGTCTCAAAGTCCGACATCTTCTCACAGAACTTAGCAAAGTTGACAGTCGGTAACATACGCAGACCTGAGTCACTCCACGGCAACGTGTTGTCATAAACAAACTGGCGAATCTTACCAACGAACTGCACAATGTCAGCCAACTCATCACGACCCGCCAACAGGTTCTTATTCACACGAGCGGAATCTTTAGCTCCCGCATTCTTATTGGACACAACCTCATCGGTCACACCCCTGTCTAATTTCCTTGCAGTCCACACACTTGCGTTGAACTCTACTAACATTGCACATGTATCTAAGTTATATCTTGTTGTCATATCTTGCTCTCCTTTATTTTTGCTAATCTAATTCGGTTGATAACTTCATTGTGATGGCTTTGCAGTTTACGATTGGCAGTCCGCGTACACAGCGCGCCGTACTGTTCCCACAGCACACGATAATCCCACGCGTTCAACAGTCTGTTAAACCTCGACTCGGACAGGAGCATGCCACTAACGTCTTTTAATTTGAAATGTTCATACCTGTTCGCTACCCAAAACTTTATGCCTGACGCTTCATGTATGAGGTGATACTCATCCATTATCCAAGGGCTAGTCTCTAGCATCTCGCTTATCTCACGCCCTAACTCGGACATGAATCTCTTACAGATACTTATTGGTATAAGTCGCATCATGATTGAATCCTCACTACCTTGCCATGCTGTGGTACAAACTCGGTATTGTCCACGATACCCCACAATGAGGGACATGGGGTTGGCGGGTCTTCACAGAACAAATACCCATCAGACAACCATAAGAGCGCATTGGTCTTGATCTTGTTCTCTGCAATGTACTCGGTCACACATGTTGGTGTTGTACCGCCACCGCCCTTGGGAGACATCAGCGTTGCAATGTTATCGTACTCATGGGGTTTGAACTCCTGATCACCGCACACCTCTGTATCCCACCATACTACACGTACAGACTCGGGCTTAACGTCAGCGCATATCTTAGCAATCTCACCGAACACAAGACTGTAGTAAGGATGCATTGAACCTGATGTGTCACACGCAATGATCAACTCACCCATCGACTCAGTAAAGTGAGACGGCATCACGAACCCACTTGCCAACATACGTTTGTTGGGAGGACAGAACCTAGAGTTCTCATCACCTGTTGAGATGGTCTGAATGAACTCACGTAATGCTTCTCTCCAATCTGTCTGACGTTCACGTGCAGTCTCAAGAATGTCACGACCACCCGCACCATCCCCCGCCATCTTACGCACTAGCATCTCGCCTTGACGATTGGCATCATCGATCTGACGAATAAGCTCAGTTTTCCCACCATCGCCTTGGGCATCGCCCTCACCCTCCTCAAAGTCCCCGTGTTCATCAAGTGTTTGCACGTCAACAAACTTAGCATTCTTGAGTAGCTCTTGCAGTATCTGCGTGTAAGACATACCCTTGAAGTTATCATCCACGAGTGGAGCTACCTTAGTCGGACGTTCAACAAACTTGAAGTCAGGATCGATCTCTTCAATCAAACTGTTAACACAGTAGTCCATTGCAATGTTATTGATAGGCTTCCCAAACTTCTTTTGCAACTCGTGATACATCGGCAACACGCAATGCTTCAGCGCAATGTGGAAGTTCTCATGCAATACCAAATACCGCAACTGCTTAAGCGTGAAGTCAGATATGAACTCAGTCCCATAGAACTTGTTCTTGCCGTCAGCCATTGCAGTTGGTACATCATCACGCACTTCAGACTTACCCATGCAGATCACACCTGATAACAATGCGAACTTGGGATGTCGCATACAGTCGATATTAGCTTTCTGCACTTTTTGTTGTGGTGTTAATTTATCAAAGCTCATAGTTCCTCCCGTGTTTACTTGGTACTAAAAAAGATTTTGTGTGCACTCAGCATGTTACCGAACTCAGTCAGCGTGGCATAGACTGCCACACGTTGGGACTGCGCTACAGTATTTACAAAGATAGACTGCATCTCAGCTTTCATCCTCCACACATACTTAACAACTTGCTCGGCATCCTCACGCTTATCAACACGTGATACGAACTGGAACACTTGCACCAACTGAGCGGTCGGATTGTCAGATAGCGGTGCGTTCTCAGGGTCAGCAATCACACGATCAAGTGAGCAAATGTCTCGTCCGAATCTAATGAATGAACCTAGAGCCTCAGCAGTAGTTGCACCAACAGTCCCCACAAGAGCAGACTCAAGAGTGTCATCGTCCAGTACCCCATCTCCCGCATTAAGAATATCACTAGACGCAACAAGAGAGCGAGGAGTAGCATAGGCAACCGCAGTACTTCTAGGATTAAAAATATAACCATTGTCACGAGAGAGATCTTTACCCTCATATTTACCACCTTTCTCATAATCAAGGAATGAATCGAACACCATTGGGAAGTTGTGCACGAATGCCAACACATTTGGATTGACACCCGCTGATACCGCATAGTCATTGATCCACTCATCTACTGTAGGTTTACGCATCTTGACGAACGTCAAACGATTACGCAAGTGTGCCTGAATAGAATCGCCTAGCCCCTCAACTGCAAGGTTGGTGAAGCATACAACCACACTACCCTCGGGCAAATGATAGTTACCAACACGTCTCTCGTAGATGATCGGTGCGAGTACGTTCTTAATAAACTGCGGTGCTTTAGCAATCTCATCGAGCGCAATCAGTATCGGCTTCGCACCATTGATACCCTTTTGATTGAACTTAGATACACCGAAGCGTTCATTGGGTAACTCACGTGACACACCGCTTTCACGATCAAGGTCAGGCATCCACACGCTACCATCGGATAGCTGAGTGCAATCAATAGGATCGACTGCAATGTGATTGGCGAACTGAGGTAAAGATTTGAGCGCATGGAATAGTGCAGTCTTACCAATGCCATTCTCACCCTCTACGATAACTGTACGCTTGTGTCCGACAGTTGCTACTAACGATTGCACTTGTTTGAAAGATAAAAAGTTTCTCATTTGCGTTCTCCTGTTGATTAATAAAATTACTGACCGAAATCATAGTATACCACAGATTGTCTAACCTTTGACATTTTTACAACACATGATTGTTCGAGTATGGGAACTCTTTAGGGGTGCAGAACTTAGGTATCATTTCTTTTCCCGTCACACACTTACCAACAATTCGCACCATGCGATCAAGCAATGCCTTTTCCAATTCCTTTTCTGTCACTAGCTCGTTGTTACTGGTCAGCATCTCGATCTGATGTTCACGACTAAACGCAGTAGCTTTCCATTGCAATCTAGCATGAATACGTTTGCATGTGATACTGTCATACGCTTGTTGTGCACTATGATGAATGAGCGTATCAACTGCCCTGTCTCTTACTGTATCGGAGTCGGGACAATTGTAGAAGTCACGCAACTCATTGCGCTCACTATACGTTACCCCTGCGCCATAACCAAACGGGACTGCTTTTTCACGATCATACAGAAACCTCTCTAAATACTCAGGCATCCTGAACATGCATACTGTAATGAATGGTTTAAAGAAGTCCCGCACTTCTTTGTTGCGCTCTCTGTCCTCCTTTAACGAGACCTTGCGATACAACTGCTTGTGCTTCGAGCCACTAACAACCAAACTGTTGTTCTTATCAAATAAAAGCTCGGTGTCCTCAAGTTGTCCCCGTACAGGCACGAGTGCCATTTCACCTGTTGTTGTACGAAAAGTTTGATTGGGCGCAACACCTACTACATAGTCCATGAAATGTTTATCAGTCATACTGTTGCTCTCTCTATACTGGCGCAGTTCCAACCCGTTCGCATTGGGGTGATGATACCTCGCCATGATCTGATTGTATAAGTGCAACTCGTACCCTTTATCCACCTCAACGATGCGGTAATGGTGTTGATACTTGCCCCATAGTGGGCGCTCATTGTCCTCCCATATCTTTTTCTTGCGCCACGTTGGTAACGCTTTGCGTTTAAAAAACTCTTTCGCTTTCGCATAGTTGTTGAGCATGTCGATATTTCTGATGTTTGTGTTATACATGTTTAGCCCTCCTGTTAAAAGTTTGTATTGAGTGTGTGGACTGTGTAGATGTACTCGCCTATCAAGTCCCCTGAATAGTTCTCACTTGTCCAATCGGATTCTTGCCCATCCTCACCCACCGCAACAATCGCCCACTCAGCCTCGAATGTTTCCTCAGCATATCTGCATAGGTCGTAGTGGCACACCACATCATCAAAGGTCTCGTACCACTTCACATCGCTATATTCAAACGTCATGATCGGGTCTTCTTTGTGCGGTGCTTCCTCGGTGTCCCACGTCCACTCGGCAAACCCTATGTCACCAAAATTCTGCTCCGCCATCTTATCGTTTCGCGCCTTGACGAGAATTACGAACTTCTCCCTGTCCTCGATTGATTTGAATTTGATAATACCCGCTACATCTGATCTGTATCCCATAGTGTTTCTCCTTAAACTTCGGTTGTAATAGTGCCACCAGTAATCACAAACTTGGTGTCGTTGAGTTTTTGTGCGATAGCATCATCTAAATTGTCATCGAGTTTGCTCTCTAATAAGTCTGCAATGGTGTCGCTGAAGTCGTGCTCGTTCAGTCTGTCGGTGAAGTCGTAGTCGTCCACCGCACCATATGCCATCTCTACAATTTCGTCACGATCAAAGTGGCACGAGTTATCTTCATGACTGTCGAGCAGAATTTTGCATATGCTTCTTATCTTGTCTTCGAAGTCCTCGTTGATTGTTGCGACAGTTTTGTGGTTCTGCATGATCTCTGCCACACGTTTATCGACTATTGCATTGATGTGCGTGTCGATGTCTTTAAAGATTGCAAGTAATAGTTCATTCATGGTTTTTCTCCTGAGTTTCAAGTTGATTAAAAATTATGGACAGTTTGTCCATGCGAACGACACTCGTTATAGATGCCGTAAGATTCCTATTATACACATAGTGAGAAACACTACAGTCATTAGCAGATTTATTGTTGCGTGAAAGATACGCTCTTTGAGCGGGATTAGTTTTTTATTTAGCATCATTACTCCTTTATTTAAACAAAATTGTTGGTTGTCTCATCTTCATGCGTTTGCCCATTGGTAGGTTGTCCCACTTCTCCTTTAATGTTTTAAGGTTGTCCACTAAGTTGTTCCTTGGGTGCGTGAACTCCCGCTTAGCGTACGTTATCCACGGCACATTGGGTACGTCCATATGCTCGATCAAAGCAAACCCCGCTTGTACCCCACGCAGAACAGTTAGGTAGTACGTATTGAATGCCTTACTGTCGTGATCGTCCCGTTTGTCGGCACTATAGATAGCGTTTGTCACTAACCTGATCTCTTTGCGTAGTTCAATAAGATAGGTGAACCATTGTTCTGCCCGTTGCGTTGCGTAGTACCTGTGCATTGCCTGTGATCTGTTGTACTGCGCTTTCTCCTGTCGCTCCTTGATGAGCGTATCAAACACAATGCTTGAGAGATCGCCGTTATCTACCATACGCATGAGTTCTGCCTTGGTTTTCTTGACCAACGGCTTAGGTTTGCGCTTACATAGGTTACAAGTCTTGCCCTCGAGTTCAACGAGGAAGTTACCCGCATACCCTTGCGCCCTTGCTTGAGCCTTGGTTAGTTTGTATTTGAACAAGGAAATTTCTCGCTCCTCGCCACACTTTTTACATCGTTTGCTAAATTTGGTGGACAATTCTGACATTTTGCGCTCTCTTTCTTAGTAATAAAGGTTACAGTTTTTCAAAATAGTCCACTCCCTTGCATTAGTGGACAGTATAGTGGGCAGGTGTTTTTCCGCATGGTTGCTAGTGTAAACAGGTGTTCGAGTATACGTCCCACCATTCTGAGCATACACGTTTGGCAAAAGCATAAAATCTCTCCTTGTTTGAATTTATAAACACAGATTATCCTTTATATATATACCTTTTTAATAGTTAATTATATATAAGAGTGTGTTTACGCTAGTATCCATGCGTGTTTTCACGTGCCCACCTATTTGTCCGCAAATCCAATGGAGTGGACAGCCCCAAAAATGACTATTTGGTAACGTGTTGTGGAGAAGTTCATCGATTGCCCTTTATGGGTAGTTTGTAGTCGGCTCGGCTTATGGCTTTTAGCTCGTTGTTTTGTGCACGTTGAAGTGCTTCACGTTTGTTGCGTGTTTGTTGCATGGGTGCTGACACCCGTTGAGAATAGGCGTGTTTGTTTGAGTAAGTCTTGCTCATTGTGTTTCTCCTTAAAGTTTAAAGTAAGTTGCGACAATTGTGACGATGCACCAAATGATTGCGAGGATATGGAATAGGTATCTCATGGGTTTTCCTGTGGTTTAAAGTATGGACAATGTGTCCATACTTTTTGGGTTGATTAAACGGCTTTGATCTCGAACACTTTATTGACTTTTTTGTAGCCCGAGCCGTGAGCGGGAAAACCTATAATTGTGGTTCGCTCGGATACCGCACACAATTTGCATTCTTTACATGTCAGCCCGTCTGTGTAGGATTGTGGACACGTTACAACAGTATGCCCTTTTGGTGTCGTCAGCTTTTTTGGTGCATCGCTCGGTAATATTGTGACAACAGGAGCAATGCCTAGTTCGTACAAATCATCTGCATGGGCTAGATTATCTCCGCTCAAATTTATGGTGAACCCTTTTTGATTGGCGAGTTTGATCCATTGGTGATTTTCTTTTAGGTTAGTTTTATGGGTGTACGTGAACCCTCGTTTTCCCGTGTTCGCTTCAACTAGGTCATACAGTTTTACGGGATCAATCGCTTCGTCATTATCCGAGAAGCCCTCGAGATCGCCGACTTGATTGTGACGCCAAATTGAACCCTCAGCGATGCCTTGAATTAGAGCGATAAACTCTGACCAGTTTAACCCTCGCTCACCACTTGAAACTTTTTTCCAATGGAAATTAATCCCGTGATTGTCCCCATAGCATCCATTATTGAACATGCCACACGTAGGAGGGCAATTATTTTTCGGACTAGTTGATACGGGGATATCTCCCGTTTTTACGTTTGATGATTTTAAAGTGAGATGATACTTTTTCATTTTGCTATTTCCTGATTTTGATTTTATGGACAATGTGTCCATACTATTGACACTTAATTAAACCGCGCGGGAACGTCTCCCGCTCGGCTCTCCTGAAAATATTACACATCCAATTTCAAAGCCGTCATAAAACGAGTCTGCTCGGCTTTGCTTAGTTTTTCAAATTCAACTAATAATTTGAATACCTTATCGGCTTTATTGCGAGAATCGGCATCGCTCGGCTCGGCTTCGCTCTCCTCGATTTTCACGGCTTCGCTCGGCTCGGCTTTAATCTTTTTGGGTAACGGGAAACATTTATTGAGTACACGTGTGATCGCTTGAATACCCGCTGAATTTTGCATGATACGTGGCGCACCATTCTTATCGAGTTTAGGGTTACCATTGTCATCACGTTGAACACTATCAGGGTATGCAATAGCGCACCATTGTTTTACTAAGTCTCGTGCATCCTCACGGCATCCGATACCCTGAGCGAGTAATTGATCGGCAAATTTATAATCTGAATTATCGGCTTCTGTAAATATAGCGAAGACTGCCTCAACGTGAGTGTTACCTAACATTGTGGGCTTGAGTGTAGTTACTGTAGTCATAATGAGATTCTCCTGAATTGAATTGAATTAATGTTTAACTGAATTACTAACCGAACCTCAACTATACCATAACACGTTACCAAATACCATTGACAATCAACTATTTTAATTACAATGTTGTAATTGTGGTAATTAAGTATCGGCTCGGCTCTCAGGGTATCGGCTCGGCTCTCAGGGTATCAATAACAATCGGCTCGGCTCAATGCATTCAATGGACAATGTGTCCATTATCATTTTGATAATTATTCAATCAACTTATAGATTTGATAAACGATGTATTTTTGTGCTATGGCATATCGGCGACCCACCATACCCCCACCAGACCCTTCATGGTAACCATGCCACCCTCCGCACGAACACTATTCCTCAGGCGCAAATCAATATTCTGTAATACTTAAGTACCTAGCCCAAAAAATTTTATAAAAAATTAAAAAAAACCCCCGGACGAATAAACATCAGGGGGTAAAAGGCGGCAACCGCCAAGAGGAGAAGCAAACGCTTGCGCGATTACTCAAAAGTATTATATACTACGCACA